CGCAGTAATCGCACTTATCTACCGGCGTAGCACTTGTTGAGCCGTCGTCGTGGACCGTTAAAGCGATCCCGTTTTTTATGTACGTTATCTCACCCATGTAAACCACGCCAAACCAATGACGAGCATCATCTCAACGATTACTAAAGCTTTTATAAGTCGTTGCTTTGTCATACTTGAGGCTTCCATTTTCCATCGGAGCCGAGTACGTGCCAATACGGGTTACATTGATTAGCTCGGTTTTTCTCGGTGCACTTATAAGCTGCCCACGGTTTACCGGTTGCCTTAGCCGTACCCTCGGCCCATATCATCGTGCCATGAGGGCACCTTGGCGCAGCAGCTACTAACTCACCGCCTAGCTCTTTACCGATCTCTAATACGGCACTTGCCATAGTTGCCATATCCTCGATCGATGCCTTTGTACTCCATGGATCAGCACTTGCCGGTAAAGTCTCTACCTTTTCCATATCCTGCACCGTAGGCCTCGATGAGTGCTCAAGGCTTGGCGTTAATAGTCCTATGCAGCGGCCATAAGCTGAGGTAATCGTGTCCTCTACCATCCACTTACGCATATTTTGCGGATAGGTTGCTACGTTACCAAAAGCGTAATCAACGGCGCTAGGCACCGTATCCTCATACTCACGATACGCCTCAGCTCTTACGAGGATCGTACCTTTTTCGATATCAAAGCTCTCAATATATGCAACTAATCGACCGCTCTTAAACTCAGCTCGAAAGCGCTTAATACGTGCGTTTACGTCCTCGTAGTTATCTAAAAACCCCATTAGATTAGCTCCTTATCTTTCAGAGCTTGAGAGATAGCGCGGCCACGTACAAAGCCCTCGCCGTGCCCGTGCTTATAACCTATCGAGTAACCAATTACCATAAACATAAAGCCCATACCGCAGGCTGCCAAACCGATCAATATATCTAAACTATTCATTACTTAGCCCTTTGTTAAGGCCGATTAAGCTACTAACCGAGTAGCCCTCTCAGCGTTTGTAGTATCAGTATGAGGGCTTTTTGTCAGATATCAAAGCGTATTCGTGTTTGGCGTGTCGGCCTTAGGGTGCTCTTTAGGTTTAGACTTTAGGCCATTACCGGCTAATACGCCGCCAAGGGCTCCGGTTAAGAATATGGCTAAGGTTTGTAAGAGTTGTATAAAGTCTCGATCGTTAGGCGCCTGAGCTCCTACCGGCTGCGTAACAAAAACAAGGGCATATACGGCACCTGCGGTAATTACAAAAAAGGTTAAAGCTAGTACCGCGCCAATTAAAAATATGAGGCGAGCGTGAATATCCTCAGGCGTTAGCCGCTTATTTTCTTTACTCATCTTTTTTAATAAGGTCCTTAGTGCAGACTCCGGTAGCTTCGCATTGAGGCGGAGTGCACTCAGGCTTTGACCAGTTTTCGTATTCTTGGCACTCATATCTTACCCACCCATCGTAACCGCACCCCGATAGGAGGATAGTCCCCACTATCGCCCCTATCAGGGCCCGGATCATTTCGAGCCTATGCCGTATTGCTTCTCGCTTGGTTGTACCGCTTTAAGTAGCGGACCTACGAGGCCGGCGATAAAGGCATTAGCTAATACTTTTGGATCAGTAATACCGGACATATATAAAGCTGCTACGGATGCGAGCGCTGCTCGTGCATATGATTTAGCCGCTGCCTCTAATTGCTTTTTATTCATTGTGCTCTCCTGTAATGCCCTTTAATTGACTTGGTAATACACCGATACGACGGTAGTACCGCTTGCTACGACACCGTATAAGGCTTGATGATCTCCGACGGGTACCGTAAGTTTATCTTTATGATCGACAAGATAACCGTTAGCGATAGTTAAATCTGCTCCACCTATGTATAAATCATCATTAGTAGCGTGTATTAAAGCCGTTTGATCTCCTATGCTTTCAGGCACTAAAATCGTTGCCGAGGTAGTTACTGTTACTTGTCTGCTAGTTGGCATCTTTTAATCCTAACTTTTCTATTAGTTGTTTAGCCTTAGTAGCCGACACCTCTACCTCAAAATGCATATCGTCCGGCCTGCTCTTAAAGTCTCCGCCCCACTTGAGGCCGTACTTTTTAGCTAGTGCTCTAATCATCGGTATTTTTTCAGCCGGGAAAGTGTCGTACTTTCCTAGCGGATGCTTGGTAGCGTTTAGATCGATAGCGGTGCCGGATGAGTGGCACGATAATTTTGTAGGGTTGCCTCTTACCATCCTGTACGCATATGCCCAGTCGTCAAATGTACCCTCATCGATCGGCTCGATAAGCTCGTGAAATTCCGCAGCAAAGGCGGCCAAGAGAGGCCCAACACTCTCGGCGCACCTTAGCTTACGATCCGTACCCCGTACAGGGTAGGACTTTATTTTAATCTCGGCCGGATCTTTCGAGGCCGGATATCCGTTGTAGCTTGTAAGAGTCACAACCCCAACGCTTCCAAATCTTGCGTTGTCAAACCAAGAGCTTCGAGTTTGGCTTCGGCTTGCGCTTTTGCCGCTGCCTGTTGAGCGTCTTGGGCTGCTTTCCAAATTGGATACTCAATAAAACCTGCGTCAAATTGTTCTTGACTTACTGGGTCGCAACTAATCCATTGGATTGTGTCATAATCATTTCCGTCGATTATCCAACCGCCTTCAGGTCGTAACATAAATAAAACATCTCCACCAGTAACCATTTTTATGCACCAATTTCTAATAGTTGTATGTTTCGCTCACTTGCAAAAGCACCGACCGAAACAAATGCCGTGTTGTTTGGATTATTAAAAGTGACTTTATAAGTTGTCGCACTTGTTGTGGCTGGTGAATCCAAATAAGTCATTGCAAAAGTTGTTGCAAAACTTTGGGCGACTGGGTTATAGAGAAAACCATCTTGCGTGAAAACTGTTGTTGCACCGCGTTTTAGCTTAAATACTATGTAATTTCCAGAGTTAGCCACGTTTTTTAATGCTCCACCGATAGTTACTAAACACAGGATTTTTGATGTCGCGCTGCTTGGCGTAATTGTTGCAGTTGCACCCGTATCCGCATCCGTACTCGTAGAGTTGTCAACTTGGCTACTTTGTGTTGTGCCTTGTACCACTTGTAATACTTTTCCGCCTGCTGCTGCCGCCGCCCACTTCATACCCGTAGCCTCGGCCGAGTCTGCCGTTAAAATTGTCCCATTAGCGCCTACGGCTAGACGTGCGAAAGTGTCTGCACCTGTACCGGGTACTAGATCACCTTTAGCATCGATAGCCGTAGCCATTGAGTTAGTAATAGTAACTGTGCCGGAGGTACCTCCGCCGCTAATACCTACACCGGCCGTAACTCCCTCGATGTCACCGGTAGCCCCTGAGGCGACCCAAGCTGCACCGTCGTAATACCATAAAGAGTTATTATCTTTTGTAAATGCAAATTGTCCTTCTTGTGGTGCAGTAATAGCTGCATCTCTAGCTGCCGTACTGGCAAATACTAAAATGCCCTGCATTAAATAACCGTTTACGTCGCCGGCGGTTAAAACTTCGCCAGTCGTAAAGGTCTTAAAACCTAGACCAGCTGCCATCTCTTGCTCCTTAGTATGCTAATACGGAGGTATCGAGCACTCCATATAGTGATGAGTCTAATATAAAGCCGTCGATAATCGGCTCTAGTGTTGTAAATGTCGTTTTCCATGAGTTAGGCGTAACGCGGTGGACTACGCCAAACACTTGTAAAGTCTGTTGCAGGGTCGAGTTACCAGGCTGATTAGTTGTAACCTCTACCGGGTCAAAAAAATCTAGGCTAAGAGCTGCAAGGATGCCATCGTTATAATCGTCCATATATAGATCAAGCTCTACCGCATCGCATCGGGTCCGAGTATCTTTACGGCTTGCTACGTACGCACGGGCGTAATCAAGCGCGGCTTGATTGGTGTCCATTACGAGATTAGTTTGGTTATATGAGTGTACAAAGTACTCATCGATAGAGTCCTGATCCTGAGCAAGCTGAGCCGTACCACCGATCTTGGTAATAGAGGCCGAGTTATAAACCTGCGTATCGTCTAAGCGCCATACGGCATTAAAGTAATTTATATCGGTGCCATCGTCATTAAAGCGAGTTACCGGGAAAGCCTGAGAGTCGATACAAAAGGCTCGATCTTTCAGCTCTACCGATCCTCGAGCGTTAATATAAATAGCGCCGTACTCGGAGATGGTTGCCGTTTGTAGTGCAGCTAAAGCGGTGCGAGGGTTGCCCGGGTCTGCCTGAAATATTGTTGTACCGTATTGGATCTCACGCATAGATGGAGGCCAAGCGATCTCGTCGAGGATAGCGTTTACACGCTCGCCCGGTAAGTCACCGGCATCGGCTAAAGTAATGGTCGAGACTTGGCTATTTTGGAAAAGTCTAAAAGCATCCACGGCGGTTATAGTTGTATAAACTACATCGGTAGCCATTTTAGGGGTAGTAGTTGTATAGCTAGTAATAAAGCCGCTAAACATCGGATACTCGACACCTGCGTACGTGCCTGTTATCTGTACCTTACGCATCGGAGTAAGTAAACCGTAGTAAGGCCCTGCCGGATTTTGAGGGTTAAAGTCGCCATTTTGATCGACGATACGCAGGGTTAGCGTACCTGTTTGGAATACATCGGCCTGAGCGTTGCGGCCTCTCATTGTAGTAACGCCATCTACTTGATTAGATACGTCTACGATTAAAGCCTCTGAGTCGGCTAATACGTTTGTACCTAATTGGCCGCTTCCTAAGATCATAGCTTGAGCAAAAGACGGGCCTGTAGAAAAGTTAATAACCGCGTTAATCGTAGGGACGGTCATAATGCACCGGCCGTACTAATAGGGTCGCCGCCTCGGTTAAGGCGTTGGATCGTATCTTGTACCAAGGTAGCAAACTCGTCAGGCTGAGCTATAACACCTGCGGTAAAATTAAGGGTATAGCTTGCGTTTTCTGCCATCCTAAAACGTCCCGGATCAAAGCTTGGGCTAATACCGCCGGTATTGTTAAAAAGTCCCATTTGTTGCAGACGAGTACGCTCGTCGCTTTGATTTAATACGCTCGGTATTAGTCCGTATTTTAATTCGTCGATCTGCTCTTTGAGTAAAAAGTTTACGCCGGTGCCTACCTGA